GACACCAAACCTCGGTGCCAATGTGACACCTCAGTGCCAATGTGACACCACCTAGCCTCGCGCACCTTGTCGCGCGAGCGGGGGATGCGTGCATCGCGCACCTGATGCGTGCATCGCGTGACGTGGAGACGCAGGCACGGGACACGCAGGCACGGGACACACGTCACGCGCGACAAGGACACGCACACACAGACACACAATCATGCCTCTCGTACATCCTACCCACGATACCCTACCACCAGCATCAAGAGTCCATTACGCGCGTACACAGCCGAACGTCGCGCGTATAAGGCGGCGAGGCTCCTCGGCTATAAGACACAGGCGCGGGGGGGCGTGTCCCCCCAAGCACGCCACAGTGTAGGTCGTTAGGTGCCTCCTGTATCTCGCGCCGACTTCTCTATCTATAACCGACCCCCTGACTCGGGTATCTGTATCAAACTCCTTGCTCCGAGTTCCTAACTCCTGTATTCTTTTGACATGGACCGCGAAAAAAGTCGCGAGGAGCACATAATAAGTGACCTCTGGAGCGAGAATCAGGATTTAAAGTCAAAGCTGGCGCGTGAGAAGAAGCGTAATGGCTACCTGACTCGTAAAATCCGGACCCTGAAAGAAGGACAATCCGATGGAAAGCAAGTATGCAATGACGATTCTGGACAAAAAAACCGGAAAACTCGTAACCTACGACCAAAGAACTGGGGAAATGGTCGCTCAGGAAGGGACTCAGGCATCTAGGTTCCAGTACTCTGTAGAGATTGGCGATGCTATTGCTAATATGATTACAGAGGGTCATACGCTCAAGGAGATAGCGGCCTTGAGCGGGATGCCTGAGTTGTATCTTATATATAATTGGAAGAGGTATCACCCGGATTTCAGTGATAAGTTGGATCGAGCCAAGAAGGATCGAGCTACTTGGTTTCATGATGAAGCTGTGCAAGTATTGAAGGATAGTGGAACGCTTGACAAGGAAGAAGTGGCTCGGGAGAAGTTTCGTTTCGATGGTTTCATGAAGCTTGCGGAGAGGAACGCGCCTGATGAGTTTGGTCAGAAGAGTCCTGCAGCGGGCTTTCAGGGTGCTACGACTATTGTTATAAACACGGGGATCGCGCGAAAAGAGGTCATCCAAGTTGAGGGAAATAATCATGAGCAAATACCCAATGAAGAATTTAGTGAAGACGGACGACGGACGCTTGATCGAGATGGATCAGTATCTGTTGGAGACTATGTCCCCGAAGCTGACATTAGAATCGGAGCCGAAATCGGCGATCTTGATGGAGCTACCGGAGCCGAAGATCGAGAAGGTGGTATCGAAGAAGAAGGTATCGAAGAAGAAGGTATCGAAGAAGAGTAAGAAGAAAGTATCTAAGAAGGGATAGCCATGGCAACGCTGAACAAGAAAGCTAGAGATAGAAATATAGAAAAGCTTATTGCAAAAGATATGCGAGGGAGCTTAATAGAAGACCACGAAGCGATCACGCAAAGAACAGCAGATCGTAAGAAGAAGTTTCAAGAAGCTGATCAGATAGTTGGAGCAGCTGAAAGAAAGTCTGAACAAGACGCAGCTAGACTTAGGAAAGGTTTAAGAGGACAGCCTCAAGATTTAATCGATAAAGAACGTCGCAGGTTTGAAGCTACTGAAAAAATAAAAATAGATGCGGCTAAAGAAAAAAGCAACGAGATTAAAGAGTCATTAAAAAGTAATCCGTCACGTAGACCTGCAGACATTAGCGATGAACAAGCAAACAAGCTACGTGAGCTAGTAAACAATCCTGACGTGTATAGAAAATTATCAGGAGCAGAGCGAATTAGAGCAAACAGAATACTTTCCGTTAATGAAGTAAACAACGATTCTCTTGTACGTGAACAGGTAAACATTCTTGCAAACATAGCAGAAGAAAGCCCTGAACTATTTAAGAAAACTAAAGAGCAGACTAACTTAGTTTATCCAGAAGATGAATTAGAGATAGCCGAGAGAACTGCTTCACGTAAAAAACAATTCGAGAAAGCTGATAGGATAGAAGCGAAGATTGAGAAAAATGCAGTAAAGCTTTACAACGAATTTAAGAACCTACTTCAATCAGACAACACGCGAACGCCTAAAGAAAAACAAGCAGAAGAGGAGAGCTTTTTAAATCTCCTACAGAAAGAGGGTAACGAAAAACTAAAAGAAAGCCGTAGTATCCGGACTAAGTTAGTCAACACTCTAGAGGTGTTAAGCTAATGATAAACAACCCACACAACCCGCATGGTAATCCATTTTTACCTAGCGGAGAAACAGAAAAGTACGAGAACAGTAAAGAGATTGACTTAGGATATACACCTCGCCCATTTCAGGCAAAGCTACACAATAACCTAAAGCGTTTCAATGTTCTTGTATGCCATCGCCGATTCGGTAAAACTGTTTTCTCGATCATGGAAACGATTGACAGGGCTTTTAGAAATGAAACAAAGAACCCACAATATGCATACATTGCACCGACGTATGGCCAAGCTAAACGTGTGGCGTGGGAATACTTCAAGGACTTCACCAAAGGGATTCCGGGAGCAAAGGCTCACGAGCAGGAACTGCGAATTGATATTCCAAGACCCGATCGTGGAGATAAGATTAGATTCATGCTCCTTGGGGCAGAAAACCCTGACTCCCTACGGGGAATCTACCTTGATGGGGTTACTCTTGACGAGTATGCTCAATGTGATCCTACGATATGGGGTCAAGTTATTCGGCCTGCGCTTAGTGATAGACTTGGATGGGCTATCTTTATTGGGACACCAAAGGGGCAGAACCACTTCTACGATATTTATAACACCGCACTCGGCTTACATAACTGGTACGTCAGAATACACAAAGCTAGTGAAACTTTAGTAGTAGATCCTAATGAGCTACTAGAGGCTCGTCAGACTATGACTGATGAAGAATACGAACAAGAGTATGAATGTTCATTTGCGGCGGCGCTTACAGGAGCGTACTACGGTAAATATATGACAGAGTTGGAGCGTAAGAAACAGATAACGCGCGTTCCATATGATCCTGCCGTACCTGTTGATACATTCTGGGATCTCGGTATAGCGGATTCTATGTCCATTTGGTTTATTCAGTATGTAGGTAAAGAGGTTCATGTCATTGATTATCTCGAATATGCAGGCAAAGGACTAGAATATTATTCTAAAGAGCTGAAATCAAAGCCATATAGTTACGGTGAGCATTATATCCCCCATGATGGAGCTGCTCGGGAACTAGGAACAGGAAGAACAAGACAAGAAACTTTGCTTGATCTAGGATTACGCACTACTATAGTACCAAGACAACAGATAGCAGACGGAATCCACGCAGTCAGGATGGCATTACCTCACTGCTGGTTTGATCGAGGTAATTGTGAGAAGGGCCTTGCAGCACTTAAGAACTACCAGCGCAAGTGGGACTCTAAGAATAAGATGTTTCTTGATCGCCCACTTCATGACTGGTCTTCTCATGGTGCGGATGCTTTTAGAGTATTCGGAATGATATATAACCCACAAAGAAGCGGTAGGAAAATGGTATCATTGCCGAGAGAAGTTGAATCAGAGTATGATATTTTTTAGGAGAACGTAATGGCGATTAACTTTAACAGAATGAGAAAGAAGATTGGGAAGACTCTCAGTCAGACATTCAACCCCTTTAGTAGTGACTTTGATAGCAAGAAAGCGTTAATGGCACTAGGTACTCTGGGCGGATCTGCAGCAGCAGAAGTAGGACTAGAGGCAAGTGGTGAGGTTCTTAAGCAAACTGGTACCGAGATAGGTAGAGGCTTAGGGAACTTTGGACAAGATGTTAAAGCAGGGTTAGACCTATCTGGATTAACAGGAAACAGCCCCTTAAAAAGTGAGGGAAACACAGAGAAGAAAGTCTCTGAGGCAATCGATCCTAGAAGAAGATTAAAGAAAGGCAAGACAGGTACAGAGAACTTTGGAACACTTACAAACAATGAAGGCACTCCAAGCCTAATAGGATAATAGGATAATAGATATGCAAGACACGAATAGTATTGCTGAAATGGTTTGCCGCAAACACTCTCGTATGAAATCTCAAAGAGTTAATTGGGAAACACACTGGGACGAAGTTGCTGAGTACATTATTCCTAGAAAGGATGACATTTATGGAAGCAACACAAAGGGTGAAAAGAAACATAACAAACTTTTTACAAGCGTTAGTGTCCACGCGAATGAACAACTGGCTTCTGCACTCCACGGTATGCTTACTAACCCTAGTAATGTGTGGTTTGGTTTATCTTCTGGCGACAAAGACCTAGACCAAGACAAGGAAGTAAAAGCTTGGCTTCAGAAAGTCGTGTCACAAATGATACAAGTATTTAACAACTCTAATTTCCAGACTGAAGTACATCAGAACTATCTTGATCTAGGTAGCTTTGGTACGTCTGTTCTTAGAGTAGAAGAAGACTCTGATATGACTGTCCGCTTTATGGCACGCCCTATATACGAGGCATATATAGACGAAAACTATAAAGGAATGATCGATACAGTAAGCTACGAGTACAAGAAATCTCTACGCTCTATTCGCCAAGAATTTGGCATGGAGCCGTTTGAGGCTGACCCTGATCTCATGAGCGATCTTATGAATGATCCACAGAAAGAGATGAGCGTAATTCATTTAGTTATGCCAAGAGAAGACTTTGCATTACACAAGCTTGACGGAGGCAACAGGCCCTATATGTCTGTTCATGTTCTAAAAGAAAAGCAACGATTATTAAAGCAATCGGGATTCTATGAAAACCCATATATCATAAACAGATGGACTAAAATCAGTGGAGAAGTCTACGGCAGAAGTCCGGGAATGAAAGCACTATCAGATATTAAGATGGTAAATGCTATGCATAAGACTGTGATCATAGGAGCACAAAAAGTAGTAGATCCACCGCTACAAGCACCAGATGACGGCGTACTACTACCTTTGAAAACTGCTCCGGGAAAAATTAACTACTACAGAGCAGGGAGCAAAGATAGAATCGAACCACTCCTCACAGGCTCGCGCCCCGACATTGGTGAAAACCTAATCGGAACCATCGTTGATAGAATTGAAAAAGCATTCTTCATTGATCAGTTACAAATGAGACAAGCCGATCGTATGACAGCAACAGAAGTCATGCAACGTAGAGAAGAGCAACTAAGAATGCTAGGCCCGATACTAGGTCGCCAGCATTTTGAGTTCTTGAAACCGCTTATAGATAGAGTCTTCGGTATTATGTCAAGAAAGAAACTATTTCCACCCGCACCAGCATCGTTACAGGGTAGAGATTTAGAAACTAAATACACATCACAGATTGCCAGAGTGCAAGAAACAAGTGATGCTGATAGTATAACAAGAGTATTTGGACTTATCTCACCACTGGCAAGTGCCAAGCCTGAGATGCTAGATAACTTTGACGCTGACGCAGTTTTACGCCACTTGACTCATAAGTTTGGATTACCTGCAGAGTATTTAAAAAGTATTGAAGAGGTAGAAGATATGAGACAAGCAATGGCTGAACAAGCACAGCAGGAAGCTCAAGGCGAGCAACTAAACGGAGAACTGGACGCTTTAGGTAAGCTGACTAATCTTTAGGAGTAACTATGCTTAACAAGTTTAAAGAGAAACGCGATTTAATTATCACGTACAAAAAGCTATTCAGTACAGATGATGGCAAAAAAGTTCTTCACGATCTTATGAAGAGCTGCCACATTATGACCTCAACACTAGAAACAGACCCTATTCTAATGGCACATAACGAGGGTGCGCGATCTATTGTATTGCGTATTCTTAGAACAATACAGACTGACCCCGACCAGATGGAAGCACTCCTAAAGCTGGGACAATCAGAAGGAGAAGAAGATGAGTATCAAATTGTTTAACCGTATGTTACACGAGGAATTACCAGAAGACGGCCCAGAGGCGGGCTTAACAACAGAACCTCCAGTTGAGCCAGATTTACCCGACGAACCTCCAGTTGAGTTTTCAGGGCCAGAGTGGATGAAGGGAATTTCTGAAGACCTTCTTGAAGATAAGAGTCTCCAGAATTTTAAAGATGTGAGCGATTTGGCTAAGAGTTATATTCACAGCCGTAAGCTGATTGGTAAAAACAAGATCAGCCTGCCTGATGAGCACGCAACGACAGATGATTGGAACGAGGTTTATAAGCAACTAGGCTTACCTGAACGCGAAAAGTACGAAGTAAAGTTTGGCGAAGCTAAGTATAGTGATGATTTCAAGAAAGGCTTCTTGGATCAAGCTCATACTGCGGGAATTCTGCCACAACAGGCCGAGCAAATCTTCGGTTTCTTCAATGATCAAGTTACATCAGCAAACGAAGAGTCAATCGCAATGGGCGACCAGCAAATGAAAGAGCAGTTTGAAAGTCTTAAAACTGAGTGGGGGTCAGGCTACGACAAGAAGCTAAAGACTGCTCAGGTAGCTTTCGGCACTTTCGCTGACGACGAGACTACTGCTTACCTGAACGAAACAGGACTAGACAAGGATGCCAATCTTATCAAGCTATTTAGCAAGATCGGTGAGAAGTTGAACGAAGATACGTTCGATACGAACACTGTTAAGCATCTAGGTCTGACTAAAGAAGACGCAGACGAGAAGAAAGCCAACATGATGGGTGACGAAAACCACGCATATTGGAAAGATGAGCACCCTAATCATGCAAAAGCAGTAGCGGATATGCTTAAATACAATAAAATACTAGAATCTTAGTTGACACGGCGACGGATTGGGTTATTATTTTAGTAAGTTCCTATAGGATAATCCATCCGGACCCGTTTAATCGACTGGGAAGCAGAAGAGCCCCGCATAAGTGGACAAGCATTTCGTAAAACAACTGTTACAAACCCTTATGCTAGGAGCATACAATGTCATTTCAAATCGAAACAGCATTTGTGAAGCAATATTCTTCAAATGTTTTTCACCTTTCACAACAAAAAGGTTCTCGTTTAGCGGGAATGGTTCGTAAAGAATCTCAAAAATCAGAAGCAGCTTTTTATGACCGTATCGGTTCTGTTACTGCTCAACGCAAAGTTGGTAGACATTCAGATACAACTTACCAAGATACTCCACATTCAAGACGTAGAGTTACACTTGAAGATTTTTTCTACGCAGACCTTTGTGATAAAGAAGACAAGCTTAGAATGATCATGGACCCAAAATCAGAATACGCTCAAGCCGCTATGTGGGCCCTTGGTCGTGCAATGGATGACGTTATTATCGAAGCCGCTCTTGGAGCAGCCTACGGTGGTAAAGAAGGTGGTTCAACTGTTAACATGGCAAATGCTAACAAAGTGTCTTGCTTTGACGGAACTACAACTACAGGTGTTGGTCTTAACGTAAAAGTTCTTAGAGCTGTTAAGAAGAAATTTGGTCAGAACGAAGTAGAAGAAGGCGATCTTTATTTTGCTGTAACTTCTGAGCAACTAGACAACTTACTCGGCGAAACAGAAGTAACTTCACAGGATTTTGCAAGCGTTAAAGCTCTTGTTCAAGGTGATGTTGATACTTTTATGGGCTTCAAGTTTGTTAGAATCGAAAGACTAAAAGTAACGTCTGCCGCAACTACTTACAACGTAACTAACGGCATCGTTGGTAGTGGTACAGGTACTCTTCCTGCTGGAGCAAGAAGATGTTTTGCTTGGAAACGTGATGGTATCATGCTTTCAGTAGCAGAAGATGTTAAAGCAAGAATCGACGAGCTTCCTGGTAAGCATTATGCTTACCAAATCTACGCTTCAATGGGAATTGGCGCTACGAGAATGGAAGAAGTAAAAGTTGTTGAAGTTCTTTGTAACGAATAATAATAAAATGGGGAGCATTGCTCCCCTACTTTAAGGAGTAAATTATGGCCACTTTATTTAGTACAGAATACACTTCGGCTTTCGTTACTGTTCCAAACAGTAAACTGAACCCTGAAGATTTTAACGGTCGCGTCCGTAGAGCTTATGCTGAGATCACTCTTGGTGCAGAACTCACATCTGGCGACATTGTTAAGATGATTAAATTACCTGCTAACGCAAGCATCATTGATGCAACTTTCAACGCACCTGCAGCAACATCTGGTAACTTAGATATTGGTGTAACTGATGCTGACGAGTCTGGATTAAATGCTTCTGCTGAAGCTCTTTTTGCTGATCAAGATATCTCTTCTGCAATCACTCAAGTAAAACTTGCGTGGACTGCTGCTGGTCACAATCTTAAGATCAACAAAGAAATGGACGTTCAGATACTCGCTGAAGGTGCTAACACTGTTGGTGCAACTGGCGACGTTTGGAAACTTGAGATTCTTTACGTTATCGACTAACCTTCTCCATTGGTTAGGTTTATAAAAGAAACGGGGGGTCGCAAGACCCCTTTTTCATACGGAGAATAGATGGCGACTAAATTAGAAATTTATAATTCATGCTTTATCAAGTTGGGTGGGGAACCTGTCACAGCTATTACTGATAGCAATAAACGAAATAACTTGTTAAACGCCATCTACGATACAGTAAAGTCAAGGGAACTAAGGCAACACCCTTGGAACTTTGCAATCAAGAGAACAAGATTACTCCCTGATACTGTAACCCCTACATGGAAATGGGGATCAGCCTTCAAGCTCCCTGCTGATTATATTAAAATAAAAGAAGTCAGACATGACTATCTATACGCTATTGAAAACAATCTTCTTGTTATAGAGGATACGCTCGTAGCTACCGATGTTTCAGGTCTTATCGAAGAAGGCTCCACTACAACAGTAATAAACGCTACAGCTCACTCAGTTCTAGTGGGAGATATAGTAGAAACAGGCGGAGAAAAAAGAGTAGTAGGAGCAGTAACGACTGATACCTTTACGCTGCTTGAAGCATTGACTGTATCTCCACGGTCTTTTGTAACCAATACATCAATAGCGAATGGATCAAACACAACCCTTATA